GGGTTTGTTTCCCTTGTTTCCCTTTTTTCACCACTTTCCAGGGAGGGGGTATTGGGAACCCACAGCAGCTGCGGACGACCCCCAGAGACCAGCGGTTCAAGCTGGCCTTCCTGCCGCACAAGATCCTTTTTCTCCAGCGCACGGAGCGCCCGGTTGACCTTGCTGGCGTTGCACTTGGCCACATCCTGCAGCTCTGCGGTGGTACAGGGAAACTCGCCAGACGCCCACCGCTCGCAGACGTAATCGAAGATGTCGGCTTGTCGGCCCTGCAGTTCGTCTGATGCCTCCTGCATGGCCTCCGCCGCCAAGACAGACTCACCATCGCCATGGTGTTGCCAGCCCCCATCGGTCAGCTCGATCAAGAGCGTTGTGCCCTTGGCGCGGCCCTGGGTCTTTACAACGACGCGATGATCATTCTGTGTCTGGCCCTCGGCAGGCTGCTTGAACCAGTTCATCAGGATCGTGAGGCTGGCTGCTGCCGGTAGCGCATTGCTGCCCCTGCTGGCATTGGTGGCGTTCCCGCCGCTCACGCTTTTGTTGGTGTGGTGGATCATCGCCAGCGTGGCCTTATGAGGCGCAAGCACCTCGGCCAGCTTTCGTGCGGGGCCGTCAAAGGCTGAGGTCGCCTCGTCGATGTTCAGCGGTTGAACGGTCGAGTGGTACGAATCCAGCAGGAACAGAGAGCCAGGATTCAGCTCTGCGATTTTGCCCAGGTGGTCGATGCCCTCAGGCGTGAGGTGCAATGGCGCGCCCGTGTGCCAGAGCATCTCGATCGGTCCGGCCATGTTGCCGTCACGATCAATCAGGCCCTCACGCTTGAACAACGTGTGCCAGTCGTTCTCCGGCTGGTCCGTCCCGACGATGAACACCTTGGGGCAGGGGCCGTGTAGACGTTGGCCCAGGTATGTCTCCTCACCGTGGAACCATGCGCTGATCATGCCGACCATCAGCGCGGACTTTCCCACCTTTGGCGGGGCCACCAGCAGATTGAAAGTGCCGGACATGATCACGCCTTCCCACGCCCAGGGCGTTGGTGTCGTGTCCATGCGCTCCCCGCGAAGGCGAGGAGTGCAAACGCCCGCAATTTCACCCTGTGCTTTGGTCAGCAGGATGGCAGCAGTGCGCTCATTGATCGGGCAGCCAACTTCGTCGGCGTACAACCGCAGCAGCTGGGACTGACGCAGCGCATCGTCTTCATTACAAAGGACGGTGCTTGCGTATCGATCCAGTTTGTCGAGAAGGTCTTGGTGGTCCTTGAGGCTCTCGGGAATCGGCCCGGTGCTCTTTGAGTCGGGTGGTGTAGTGACCATTCTTGGCCTTGCTCGGTGAATAAAAGTCGGCGTCTGTGTAAACACCAAGCCTTTCAAGTTCTCGAAAAGCAGTCAGCTCATCGCTGGATTTGAAGGGGTGTTCTTTCTCCCAAGCATCGAGAGCGCGATCAGATCGCTCTTTCTGCGTCTTGCTGTAATAGCCGACTAACGCAAGGTCGTCGTCGTATTCAGTGGGAAGAGAGTATGGATTCCATTGGAGCAGGTCAAATGCACGCTCCTCTGCATCAGGATTAGTCACGGGCAAGCGGCTCGGGCTCTGAAGCGATGGCCTTTTGCAAAAGCAGGTTGACCCATCCAGTGCGGCTGACGCCGATGGGCTTTTTGCGGTCAACTTCTGCGATGACGCGCGGATCAATCAGCACGCGAGTGTTTGTGAATGGCTCCAGTTCGGGCACGTTTTGGGGTTGCTTTGCCGACAGAGTGTGCCCATAGTGGGCCGAGCGCGCAAGCCCCTTTTGCTAGATCCGATCAAAGAGCTGGATTTTTTTGAGGAGACCCACCGATACAGGTGGCGCGGGAACTGGGTTTTGGACAATGTTTCAGAAGTGTGTAGCGACGAGCTGACCCCGTTTGCCAAGCAACGGATTGAGGAGACCAGGCACGGCCCTGATGGCTGGGAGCTGAGGGGCAGAACCATCCACCGCTGCTGGGAAGCGAATCTTCTGAATCAACCGTTCGTCCACGAAGATCGCTGGGATGCGTGGCTTGACCCGCTGTTTGATGAGCCGCTGTTCAAGGGCAGCGAGACCCTGGCGACAGAGTTCCGCCTGGTGGACCGTTACAACAACGTGGCGGGCAGCTTCGACTTTTTGATCAGCTCCGATGCCGGGATCACGCTCGGGGACCTCAAGACGGTGGGGTCTCGCAAGGCTGTCTCAGGCCGCAAACCTGCAACCCGACAATTGGGGGCCTACGCCAAGATGCTTGGCCAACATTTCCCAAAGATCCGCATCGATCGCTGCGTCACGGTCGTGAGTGGTCCTGAACGCTGCCGCGTAATTACAGAAGACCCGGAGCAGTGCATCGAAGCCTGGGAAGAGGCGTTTGGCATTTACCGCGCCAAGCGTCCCACCTTCGACTTCTGAATGGTTGCGGACTAGGACAGGCTCGCGCGCCTTACGCCCCTCTCACCTGATCCGCTGCAGGTCACTTGTCCTTCGCCCGTTTCAGGGTGAAGAACCCAAACCATAGCGATCATCGCCACAGCTGATGGACTGGACCAAGATTTTGAAACAAGGCGGAGTACCGGAACCGCCCGGCTATCACGAGGCTATTGAGGCAGTTAAGACAAAGCCAAAAAAGAAAAAAGCCAAAGGCAAGAAAAAACGTTGACACCCTCTATGGGGTATGCCATCATTCCGCACATGAGTCGCCTACCTCAACACTCATGTCTGATCACAAGTCCCCAAACCGCAGCCCTGGGTTCTATGGCCCCGAGCACCGCAGCCCCAAAACCAATGGCGTTGTCGTCGCAATCTTTTGCGCACTTCTCGGCGGTGCCTTTTGGATCAGCCTGACCCAGACCTTGGACGCCCAGCAGCGTCAACACTGTGAGCAAGGCTGGCAGCCCGCCTGTGAGGCTCTGAAATGACTGCTTCCTTTCAAATGTGTAATGGCCCTGAGGATGTGCCAAAAGCCAAAGAGTTTTTTAGGCAAGGGCTCAAGATACTTTCCGAGTACAAGCTGTTTAAGAAAAAACAAGACCTTTATATTGCCCCTTCAGGCTTCACGCCATGGAGGCAAATACTTGGGCATTTGATGTATTACGACGTTGCCTTGCCACAAGCAATGCGACACGGGCATCAAGCTGACAAGGAAACATGTGTTGCGTCAAGCTATGCGCTTCATTACGACTCACCAGTTAGAAATATCTCAAAAAACCTCGGTGAAGCATTTCTCAGAACGTCTACCAAAGGAGTTAGCAAGCCTCCAATAGCTTTAGAGCATTTCATTGTTAACTTGCCAAAAGGTTTACTGCTGGACGACTGGGATCAACCTCTTGACGCATTGCTGGTTATGACTGGCATGTGTTTCAAAAGAGCCTGCGCGAGGCAAGGCATAAGGCTTGTCATGGATGGATTCGACGGCATTTACACTTTTGGCTTTTCTGATTATGGCTCCACTATCACTGACACGTCAAAATGGGACGATTTGCATCACGCAAAGCCGCACTTAGATCCATATTGCGTCCCTGGATATGAAGAACGAACTCAAGCTGCCTGCATGAAAATGCAACAGATTGCTGTTCACTCATTGCTAACAATGGCTTACAAGCCGGAATTGCTGTCTGAATCACAGCCGCCACTGATCTCCATAGGTCACAGTTTTCGTGAGCTAGGCAGGCACAAGCAAGCGAGAAATAATGTATGGATTGGAGAAGGATTTAAGAGCAAATCACGCAAAAGATTGCAGTCTGATGATAACGAGGGTTCTCCAGTAGCCCCTCACTGGAGAAGAGGTCATTGGCACACATATTTAACTGGGCCAAAGCGCGAGCAGCAATCTTTGAAGTGGATTGAGCCTATTTATGTCAACGCAGCCAAGCAGCTGAAATGACTGATCTTCAAGACTTGCCGCTTTTTAACCAAAAGCAGCCCAGCAAACTTGAGCTGCAATGGCAGCAATGCAAGCAAGCTAATCCTTGGCTTTTGCCGAGACTGGCTGAAATGGCTCGTGAACTAAAACGATGCGGCCACGATCACTATGGCATTGGCGGTTTGTTTGAAGTTCTTCGCTGGGAAACTCGCTATTCCACCGGAGACCTTGGCCTCAAGGTCAACAACAATCATCGTGCTTTCGCTGCCAGGGACTTGATGGATCAATACCCAGATCTCAAAGGGTTCTTCAAAGTGCGAGAGCAGAAGCCTCGCAACAGCTACGGCCAAATTCACTGATCTTGGGCGGCTCTGCGTAAGTCCCACCTTTTACTCACGACACCATGAAATCCATCGCAATCAGCCTCGATCCAGATCGTTCTGAGAAGCTCAAGCAGATCTCAGAACAAGCTCCAGCGCAATTCCCAACCGTTCAAATCGGCGGGCGTACTTTGCAAGTTGAGCCGCGTAAGCTTTCTG